CTAAAAATCTTTTAACTTGTCAATCCTAGAGCGCCCTTCGAGCGCCTCCCCAAGCTGTTTTGCTGTTGCATTCAAGTTGCTAACCACCTCAGGATACCCCTGCTTCGAAGGCTCTTTCCAGCCACACTCCGGCGTTGACTGGAGCGCTTTATTAATGGTTAATTGAAGCCGAGCCTTCTCATCCTTCGCAATGAAGCTGATGTCATAACCCGACACACACGAAACCGCCACCATACCAGTATCCATCTTCCATAATGTTACTGCCTTCGCGATTATAAGACCCTCACCTTCGTCCTCCACTCGCCCTATCGCCTTAGAGTCTCCGTAAGCAGTCGCTAAGAAGTTACGAGCACTTTTGAACAGCTCATCTTTCGTTTTTCCTGGTACCTTGTAGTCATAGGTGAATTCACGCTGCTCATCCGTCATGGGTTGGAACGCTACGTCATTCACACAGCCAGCGAGACTGCAAGCAGTCAAAGCGACTAGAACAATCTTTTTCAACTCACTTCCCTCGTGACGGCATAGTGCCCTGCATCGATTATTCAGTCTCCGGTCGTAGATTTCAATCTCGTACGCACGCTTCTGTGCCGCTCAAGCTTGGCCTTCTTTCAGAGATGCGCCCCTGACCTTCCTGCATTGCAGCAGTAGCGTGAGAATCGAGCCTCAGGCCGCGCCTTATGCGGTCTGTGCATCGGACCTGTCTAATACAGTTCGGCCAGTTTCAGCGACTTTCCCCCAATAAAATCGAGAGGCTTTCGAGCAGTTTTAGACAGCTTCAGCACCCCAATCCAGGCGTTCTGCCAACCACGATCCGTCCCGGGTCGGCCCCTCCACCCTCCTCCCACGATTCGTACTTGAACAGGCCGATGTGATAGGCCTCTTCGAACTCCATCAACCCCCAGGCCCTCGCCGCCTCGGATGGGTCCAGCATGTCGGCTAGATTCTCGGAGCTAACCTCTCGCCGACGATGGGCGGCATATGCCATCTCATCGAGAACCGCGGCGCGCCCGTCAGGATCGGTGACCAGGGCGAATTGGTCGTTCAATTCATCCAGCCAAGCTTTAGGTATTCCGGCAGTCATTCTGCCCTGCACCACCATGACTGCGCGTACATCACGCCGCCGATCTCTTCAATCCCATTAATGTTCATGCCGAGCTGGGCCATGCCATTGACCTTGGCATCGTGCAGGCGCGGGATGATGTCGGGCCCTGGTGTTGGGTTGAATACCCAGGCTTGAGTTGCGACCCGGCCGAGCGGCTCGCTGTGGTGATCACCGATGTGGATGTCGGCGCGCAGCGGCTGGACCTTGCGCAGCTGATCGGCAGGAATGGCCACGCCGTTCTGGCGGCGGCGAACGAGGAGGAAATACATTCGTCACCAATACTGTATAAAAATACAGCATCTTATAGAGGACGCCAGGTGCGGACAATTGCCGATCAGCGGCTAGTGGAGTTTCGGCAATTCCTTTCCGCGCATCTGAGCTATCACCCGAAACTGATAGTCGGATACCACCTGGAATAGAGACTCAGCAAGCTGATGTAGGCGCTCCACTTCTTCTGGCGGCGCACCTCGATCCTGGGCTTGATGATACTCACGCAGGGCATCCATAGCCTGTTGGATCAGTGGCTCGCCGGCCTCTACCATCCCGATGAAGGTTCGCTTATCCACTGCTGTTCTCCATCATGCTTCGCTGTAGAGGAATGGCATGATGGAGCCAGGTACGGAGGCATTCACGGGTGACCATAAGATTCACCCCCCCCCTCTCCATTTAACTCTTCAGCGATTGCCTAAATCACCTCCAGAGCTTCACCTCCCAATAAGGTTGCTCACCTTTTCAGCAATACCAGTTACCCCGTCCACCGTCGCCAATGCGGAGAACGATGCCCACAACCTTTGCAGCATGTTGCGGTCAGGCCTTTCCCTCTGGACCTCTTGAAGAAGAGCAAGCGCGGATCTCTTCAGATCATCTGAAACGGCTATGTCGCCAGCAATGAGGGGCGCGATGACCTTGACTATTTCGTCCCTAACATCAATTTTCGTGGCACCCAGGCCTGCTCCTGCCCTTGCCCCGATGGCGACAGATGTTTGATCAGCCTTGGCGTCCAGCCCGATTGCTATCCCTCCTCTTCCTGCAAGAAAGCTGGGATCAGTGATAACAGTGTTGCCGCTGCCTCGACTCAATGCTTCCGAAATACCAGGGCCTATTAAGGTGTTGTCCTTGCCGCTCATGCTACAGCTCCTATGGTTGATGCATCAAAAATAGCCTTTTGCATGAGTTCGTCAACGTAGATTAGGTCTGACTGCATCCGAGACGGCCTGGCACGCTAGGCCTGCTATTCGACTTCGCTCAAGCGCTTCCGCGAGGTCTCCCGCCATTCGGTCAGACTCTTCAAGCAATCCCCCGAGCACCACGACGGCAGAGGCTCCTGCCTTGAGCTGCTCGGTAGCGATGGTATCGCAGGTTGCTGATCGCCCGGCGCGCAGTCGGGCGATTTCCCCGCGCAGCCCGCCAGCAGCAGACTCAGCAGCAGCGGCGCGGCCTTGTACCAGTTCAAGTTTCGTTCGTGCACGTTCTCCCTCCTCGTCCGCCACGGCTTGGCGGCGCCTTTCTTCTGTTCTGGCCTGAGCTGTGGAACGCCGATCACGCTCGGTAACCTCAAGGCGATAATCGGAGAGCTGCGACCTTACGGCCGAGGCTTCCGACTTTCCCGCTCCTACGCGAATTTCCTGGCCTCCAGCCACCAGCACCAGCGCTATCAACCACCAGCACCAAGACGGCACCGCGCCAAGGCCAATCACGCCGGCCCCAGGAACAAATCCCGCTCAGCTACGCGCCGCCGGGTCAGGCCGGCCAGCACCTGGCCACCGGCCTTATTCCAGCGCGGGAACTGGTCAGCAGCGGCCGTGTAATTACCAGCATTGAGCAGTCGGCGGAGCGTGGACGATTCGAGATTGGCTGCACCCAGGTTGTAGGTGAAGCTCATCAGGGCGTCCCACTGGTTTTGACTCAGTGGAGCTGTGACCAAGCGTTGCACCTCTGGCTCGAAACGCTGCACGTCGTTCAGCAGCATGCGCTCGGCCTGCTCCTTGGTGATCGACATCCCCGGCTTCACGCCCCGGGTCGCGCCGTAACCGATGGTCCAGACGCCAACCGAATCCTTATAGGCCTGCAGGCGCAAGCCCTCGAACGACTTGATAAGGCTCAAGCCTTGCTGCGATGTTCGCATTGGTTTTCTCCAGGCAAAAAAATACCCGCAGCTAGGCGGGTGTTTGGACTTTCGAATTTTCAAAAGGGTGACGCTTATGTCACCCGCTCAAAGATAATCCTCTATGGCCAAGCCACTTGAAGACAATTCGCTACCTAAATAATTATTCCTGATCTTCAGTCAAATTCCAGTAAGGCGTCGTAGGTATTAGATCAGGATCGTCCTTATAGAATGGCTGCGCCAAGGTAAGGTGCGGTCTTTCCCATGCAATATTTTTCCTTACAACCCTTGCTGGGACACCAGCGACTACACAGTTATTTGGGAATTTACCCTTAACAATGCTACCTATGCCCACTACAGAGCCTTCCTTTAGGACAGTACCACCGAGAATTTTAGACGAGGCTCCTAGCCATACATGATTCTTGATAACGATATCTTTAGGAAGATTTATCCTCTTCCTTGAAACAACATCAAATATCGGATGCCCATCATCCGACCTGATTTCAACGCCGCCTGCAATCATCACGTCATTACCAAGCAGAACGGAAGATCTTTCAGCAGTAGAAATGTAAGCTGGGGTCGTACAGGTCACGCCGGCGCCGATTTTAACAGTGCACTCAAGCCCGAGCCGTACTGTTCCTCGAAATTGGTTCTTGCCGATGATACAAACAGCATCGTCACAGTCAAAAACCACAACAACATCTTTCAATGATGCCTGCCGATGAATCTCCAGCTTGTTATTTTTACCTCGAAAAACAACCTTAATGCCTGACTCAAAAACAGATGACGACATAATCACATTCCCGTTGTCGTCGGAATAATTCTGTATTTTCGTTATGACCTTCACCGCCGACCTTCCGTAATCCGCAACCAAATCCGGCGATTATATATCAAATCACCAAATCACGCTACCCGACGCACGGACATAGTGCCTTATACGGCGACACCCAGCCTTAACATCCTTTTTCGCATAGCGGAGGCAACTTCGTTGATCTCTGAATCAGTTAGATACGAAGAATAAATGGCCACCGCAGAGATATCAGACTCGCCCAGATAATCGACGGTAGAGCTACCGATCCTGAACATCAAATCGGACAGAATCCTTTTGGTCAGGTTAGTCCCAGTCATGGAAATCGAGTTAGTTAGATCCATTACTTTAGAAGGACTTCCACTTTTAGCCTTAGCGCACAGTAGCCTCCAAGATGTTGGACTTCCTCCTACGGCATTAACCATTTCCAAGTCATACACACCATTCGTAGATCTAGAAATGCCGGCACTGATCACAGAGTTGGCTCGCAGAAAAATGTTTGCCCCCCCAGATGACCCTGGAAACTCAGGGGTTACTGAATTTCCTCGATAGGTAGAAACGGGAGTTACCCCATCAGCGTTAGATGTTGGGGCCACAAGCGCACGCACCACCGAGAACAGCGTGACCTCATCCGTATCGCGCGCCTGGGTTAGGATATAGTTGGTGTTTCCCTTGAAGCGCCCATGTGTAGCAAAGGCGGTCGGCGCACCAATGATGGTCCCGTTTGGCTTCCCGATCGCGCGGTTGAAGCCGAAGCGCGAAGCGTCAGTGTCAAACGTGAACCATGCTTCAAGCCCGCGGGTCACCGGCGGCACTACCTTGGTGTTCCACGGCGCCAAGGTATCGTTGGCAATCATTTTCAGGCCCATTTGGGGCTCCTTGTTCAGATGATGTTGAGTGCCGCAGCCGCCAAGTACGGGGCCAGGGTTTGATAGATTTCGACGCGGCCGGAGCCAACCGGGTGGACCGCGTCCACCCAATTGCCGGAATAGAATCCATCAGCACCAAGCGAGCCGGTGCTATAGGCATATGCGCAGTCGGGGTTGGCCATCGCCCATACAGGCGCCACGGTCATCTTGCTGTCTGCAAGGTTCGCGGCGGCATCAATAAGCGCTTGGATTACCACCGCCCGGCTGTTCTGCCAGATCGCATTCGCTCCACCACTTACCGCTGACGGTGGCAAGGTTCGGATGATCTTCGCAGCCGGCCAGGCTGCCCGGATTTGCTTGTGCATGAGCAGGTCGTTGGAATAGACCTCGCTGTACAGCCCGCTCGCCGGGCTGAAGCTCAAAGCGTCGTTGGTACCCAGGGCATTGATCACGATATCTGGCGTGCTCAGGCCGAACCGGGACTGGTAGAAGGCCGGGTCGAATACATAGCCGTTGCGCACCACACTTGGATCATCCGCGCCGGTAGCCACCCGCAGGAAAGGGTTACGCTCTCGACGCTGGGCCTTTGGCATGGCCAGGTAAGTCGACTCAGAACCCGGTGAAACTGGGAAGGCCCGCTCGCTGACGCTGTAGGTGAATTCGCCTGTCTTCCACCCGGCGTGGCATTCACCCAGCGGACCGGTGATGTCCCACACATCGGTAGCCGATGCCGATCCTTCAATAGTGCCGATGAACTGCGGCGTAAACCCGAGCTCCTGCAGGAACTGCTTCAGGTACATGCCGCCCTGTCGATCACCGATGCTGTCGCCGATGAAGAGAATCTTCGGGCTGCTGGGCACCGGCTGCACCGGCACGTTGCGCAGCTTCAACGGCATGAATTTGCGGCTGTCCGGATTCGCCAGCAGGCGTAGGTTGAGCACGGCGTCTTGGCCGTACTTAGCGGCGCTGATGCCTACCGAGGGGCCGGTCTGGTTGGCTATTGTGGTCATGCTATGCACAGACATGGTTATGTCGGTCGCTAGCTCGCGACGGCGCAGGAGCCCCTGCGAATAGATGCGTCCTTCGTGCAGCTCACTGGTCACGATGACAGGCGAGAACAGTAGGCCATCTGCGAAAGGCGACGCAGCGGGCTGCAGCTCAGGCTGAGGCAGTTCCAGGCATGCGCCTTCCGGATCAGTGATGTAGATGCCAGGCGCAGCAGTGCGATGCATTTCCAGCTCGACCAGGACGACCCGCTTGTCGTCGGCGTACAGTACCTGGCTGCCCTCGGCGTCACAGATCGAAGTAACGCCGGCCTCCGTGGTGACCTCGAAGTTTGCCGCCTGCAAGCGCTTGTCTGTGAGCGTGAGGTGCTTGGCCCCCTCCCCGTCAACGATGACGGCGATCTCCGTCTCTTGGGCCGCCGAGGAATAGTCCTGGATGAGCGAACTGACTTTCTCGATCGCTGCCCGATTAGGATACCGGTCCACTTCAACCGCTACCCCGCCATTGTTCCGATAGAGGATCAGGTACTCATCCTCCTCAACCGAAGGAACGCTGAAGTAGCCGCCCGATACGGTTCCTTCCAGTCCCAGGGAGGTGGACAAGTAGATCATCGCCCCGCTCATCTGGGCCGCCAAGTCGGCAACAGCCTTGGCATTCGTGGGGCGCATGACGCCGTCCCCAACGTCCATCATTTTGATTTGGTCAGACAGAAAGAGCTCACTTGCAGAGTCAATTGTCTGCGTGAGCCGCGCAAGTTCCGACGCAACTGTCATTTTTCCTCCGGTACTTCCAAAGCACGGAAACAAGACCGCCCGCGCAATGGCGGGCGGCATATTCCAGGCACAAAAAAACCGCTCAGCGGCGGTCGGGGTTTCTTTGCAGCGAAAATCTAGGCAGCTTCGAGAACGCGAATGCGCTCTTGTTGATCCGCGATAAGCGATTTGAGGTAAGCGATCTCGGTGTGAATGCGTTCATCTTGATTCGCGATCAGTGATCGCAGATAGGCGGTCTCGAATACCAGGCACTGCTCGTATCGAAGGCCGAGCACCGTGCCAGATGACTCCAGCACCTCGTACACCTCTTCGAACTCTTCCATGACTGGCACTGCGTGAGTTACCGCCTGCTCAACCATCGCAGGCCGGCCGTCCACGTCGACCGCATAGCCACCAGGCCCTACGTTCTGAGGGTTGACCTCCGCCGGCACCATCCGGGTCAACGGTGCGCCACTCTCGTCAAACACCTGGAGATGATCGAACAGCGGCTCCGTGGTAGTCCGGATCGACTTCACCTGCGTGGGAGTGCCATCGATAATCTGGATTTCACAGACAGTTTTCTCGATCTCCACCATCTTTTGCCGGGTCGAAGTCCGGGTGCGAACAGCCTTCACAAAAACTTCGTCTTCGCACCACAGCGCATAGTCCGAAGCCTTAAGGCCTTCGGCGGCAAACGACTCGCGAACTTGTTGTGCGAGGTGGCCAGCATGCAGACGAGCCTCGCCGCCCTTTGCCTCGATCGCGTCCTTGAAGCGGAAGATAACCTGACGCACCCGGGACCAGGCAGCGAGTTCTTGATCGGTTAGATCGCCTCGCAAGTCCTTGAGGCTCGCATCCGATAGGCCGATGGTGCTGGTTGCCGCATACAGCTGCGACGGCCGGAAAGACGGCTCGCCCAGCGAGTAAGAGTTGTCAGCAGACGGAGAAAGAGATGCGCTGCTGACTCGCCATCTGTCGTTGCCGGCGGCACGCAATGTAAGCGTGTCCCCGGCGTGGTCGTAAATCACAGCGCCAACATTGGGCGACTCTGGGTCGGCAAACATGAGGCTTGCAGAGCCAGCAGAGTTGCTGCGTACGGTAATTCCGCAATTGACTCCATTTTCTACAACTAGGTCGTCAGCCGCCGGGTGAGCTGGAGTATCAGCCCCGAAAGTCGCAGTCTTGACGTGGAAAGTACCCTTGATGTCTGCAGGCATGATGTTTACCCCGGCGGCATATTCGCCAAGGCGCCCAGAAATAAGCGGCGCAAAACCATCCGGACCAATCGCCAAAACGTTCGTCAGTGAGGTACCGCCGATGGCATTAGCAGCGCCATTCCCAATCAAGATGCAGCCGTTGAGATCAGTGAAGTCATATGCGGCATATGCGCCGAATAGAGTGTTGTTTGAGCCGCGGACCACTCCGGCAGCAACGTTGTAGCCGTATATTGTATTCCTACTACCCTCCTGCCAATGTGCGCCAGCAAACGTCCCGCCGCCAACCGAGTTGTACTGGAACACACCATCGCGGAATACGTCAGACCCCAGGCATGTCAGGTTCTCGATAGCAAAACAGCCGGCACCAGCACGGTAACCGATTGCCACCGATCCACGAGCAACCACTGTGCCGTTAAACGTATTCCGCCCAACGCCAACAGTTCTGCCCACATCGGTAGGCTTGGTAGCGTAACCGATGAACGCGGCAATCTTTGCGCCGATGCCTGGGTTTCGGGTCTCCATGCCCTGATAGTCCCAGCCAATCTGCCCCGGTACGAACCCACCAGCGTTGCTCCACCATTGATGGTGGTCTCGGGCTGGGTTGGTGGAGCCAAGCCACTGGCACGAAATGGTACCGATAGCAGTGGTTCGTTCAGCGTACTCGCTATACATCATCGCGCCGTTGGCGTAGACGTCGCATCGATCAAGGGCCTTTGCCTGCCTGGGACCTTGAGTTCCATGGATGGTGCATCGGTTAAGGTTGCCGGTCTTCTTACCACCTGGGCTGATCATAACGGTCAGGTTGCCCTGGTCTCCGCCAGGAAATCCGATGTCGTCGGTGTAGGACTCAGGGGTGCAGTAGAGGCTTGTGCGGAAAATGTCGTACATCAGTTCCGGGCCAGTGAAGATCGCCGACCCGATACGGATCTTTCCCCCGCCAACCACCATCTTGGACGGGGTGTAGCCAGTATCGAGGGCATAGGTCTTGCCCTCAGGAAGGCGCACCACGTCTGATCCAGCCTCGGCCGTCATGTACCGCGAGGTATCGTTGGCAACCCCGTCGCCTTTCGCACCAAAGTCGCCCGGAGTGCTGCCAATTTCCCCCAGTTTCCGGTTCGCCATCTGGCTCACCGCGCCAGGCTGGCCGCTGATGTGGGGGATCATCTTGGTGCCGAGGTTGTTTATGTCCTGGCGAAGTGCTGCATCGCCGCGCGACACCAGGTGCACTGAATCAGTCGCCCACACACCGGTCAGGGTATAGGGCGCCTCGGTCGCGGTGGCCAGGCCGTACAGCTCGCCCTGGTAACGCACAACCTGGTTGTAGGTGATCAGCGTTACCCCGGGGGCGTACTCACCCAGAAGCTTGAAGCCGCTGTTGCGAATTGCGTACTTGAAGGCCTCGTCACGGTAGGACTGCGCCTCCCTGAATGCGACCTCCATACCGTAGTAGCTGATGCGATACTCAAAAAAACGGTCTGGATAACCCAGGTTCTTTCCGTTCAGGTAGTAATCAGCGTTTTCCGCGTTATCAAGCAAGTCCAAAGGGCTCTTTGAGCCGAGCGGGTTCCCAGTGGCGTAAGTGGTCATTCGTCATACTCCGGGCGCTGATGCCACGCCTTCATGTCTTCGCGCACCCCGTCATTAGCGAGAATGATCTGCGACGGGTCTTCGTGGAATTCGGGCCACTTGTCATTTACAGCAACATCGAAAACGTCGGACTGGCTTAGGTACTCTGGCGCGATCGTGAACCACTGCTCGTCGTACAGCGGCCTCTTGTAGACCTCGAGCTCGGCGGTGAACTGCCAGATATCGCCGCCGATCAGCACGGGCCCACTGTAGATATCGCGAAACTTAGAGCGAAGCACCTCGAAGCCAATTGGGGATTTCAGCGGGCAGCCAAACCACAAAGAACCGGACTTCAAGTGGTACTCAAACCACGCTTCAAACAGGCCGGCCTCTGTCTCGGTTAGCAGCCAGGTAACGCTTAAATGCGTAGGCACACCGCGAAACCGTCTCCGCGTGCGAGTCCGACCGCTCGCCATTGTCGTGGTGATAAGCGGACTGACTGGGTTGAACCCATAGCCATCCGCCACAGGGGGCGGTAACCCTTTGAGATAATCAATCATGGGTCGGCCCTTCAATTAGGAGCGTGGTTGTCATCGTCCAGATAGATGCGTTCGTCGTAGTTCACGCCTTCGATGTCGGCCGAGTAGTCACCCGGCTCTACGGACTTCACCAGAACCGGATAACACCAGCGCGAAACCTCGCCAAACAGCAGATGTGGGGCTTCCACGTCCCATGACAAATCTGGCTCGAAGTCCAGGTCATGGAGGATCGTGAGTCGGTAATCATCAACTCGACGAGCTGCCCAGGGCCCACTCAATGTTCCATCAGGCCTGCGCAGGCCTACCACATGGGAGGCTCCTTGCTCCCATATCAGCGGCTCGGAGCTTTCCAGCAAGATCAGCCCATTGCCCCGGGTCATGCCTTCGAGGACTGCGCTCTGCCCATACCCGGGAATGTCATCCGCTACTGCGCAATAACTCAGGTAGCTGCTATTCAGGCCATCAAGCTCAGTGGACCAGCTATAGGAACGGCGCTGGTATCTCTGCCGCCGACGCTGACGCATCCCTATCCGCCAAGCGCGGTCCCGGTTAACCACGCCATCCAGGGTGACCTTCTCGACTCTAGACCCAGCATCACCAGGAAGCCGGCAGATCACCGTCTCCTTCTGCCAGGTTCGCTCATCCACATACTCGACATCCACGCCGTCGTAATCGTCGGGCCTCACCGTGGAGAAGCTACGAACCAAGTTTCCGGTCATGTTTTGCGGGGTATACATGTGCTCGAACACTGAGCGTGGTTGATCTCGCACCGGCCTGATCTGCCCCCGGTCGATGGTGACCTCGGAGAATCCCGCAGCGAGGGCTTTGTTCATACACTCGATGACCGTGCTCTGCTCGGTGACTGCCAGGTCAAACGTGTCGCCCCGGGCATCCCAGATTGGCGAAAGGCGATCAAACTCCGCCAAATGCAGGTCGTCGTCGAGATAGCCAATCGACTTACCGACGTGGAGCACCCAAGGCGCAATGCTCCGTGTCGGTTCTTCGTCTACCCACACACCTCCTCTCCTCACAGGCAGGATGCGGGTTGGCCGCGTAGAGACCATGGTTTCGGACTGGGCTGATAGCCGGTTGCTGCCTTTGATGTAAACCGACATAACCGTTACCCCCTCATAGCGCTTAGGAGCCCGAGATATACGGCCCTTTAGCCCGTACCACTGAACGCGGTCCTGCTTGTTCGAACTGGTCGACTCCTCGCCGATACGGCGAACACGAACCTCAGGGCGCATGGATGTCGGCAACGCGAAGCTGCGCGTGTAGGCCACCTGGTCAGGGGTCATCGCTTCAAAGGTGTAGGTCCGCGAGGTCCAGGCACCCGCCGTTTCGATGTCGCGGTATTGCACCTCCACCTTCGCCCAGTGGGAGCGGATGTTTCCGTTCTTCTCGGTGTACCGGACCAACCCTCCCGGAAAGAAAAAGTCCAGCTCCAGCCTGCGGGTACGCTCCCGTGGAGGAACCGCGGCATATGGGCCAGACCAGTCACCTTCCGTGGTCGACCCATCCAGAACGATTGTCGAAGAGTTCGATTCCAAGGGGTCGAACCCGGCCCAGGCTGCATCACTTGCGCCGCTATCAGTCAGGCGCTCTACGGTGATCGCAGAAGGACCATGACCCTCGTCTTGCTCGGTGCCGTCATCATCGCCCATCGCGTCGTCGGAAACTGCGGTGATGCGGTAGCGAAGCTCCCGATAGCCGATACACGACCATTGCACGCCCGTTTGCAACCCGATTGCAGGCGCTCCACCGTCATAGGCCAAAGTCATCTGTGCCGGCTGCGCAGCACTCGCAGCCTCGGTTTTCACGCCAGTCTCGAACACAGGCGCCGATCCGAAGATCTGACTGGCCGCCGCAGTCAACGACAGCGCGTTACCTGAAACCGGGGCGCCGGCCTCGGCCACCTTCAGCATTCCGCCAGCGGCGCTGGCCACCAGTCCGGTACCGTTCAGGGCAGCGTTCATCGCGCTCACCAGGCCGGCCAGGTTGGTAGTAGCCGTATCGAGCAGGATCGGGAAGACCTGCGCTCCGATCCCTAGCGTGAAGGTCAAAGGTGTGACATTGAAGTCGTAGCGCGACGGGGCCGAGTTGCCGGTAACACTTGAGGCAGTGCCAGGCACTGCTGGAACACCAGGAACGAATGGTGCGTACGAAGCGACGACATATTCGCCCGCATTGGCGCCGGTTATCTCGATTTTCATCCCGACGCTGGGCTTCAGCATCGGAACATGATCGCCACTGATCACTGTAGCGCCGCCATCCAAAGGTGCGGTGAAGGTGTATGGGTACAACATCTCGACGCGCGCAATCATTCCTGCAGCCCAGCCGCGTGGGAACCAGCCCGCAGATTCTGGAACAGT